ATATGAGTAAGGATTTCATTAGTTATTGGGATGATCAAAAAGAAAAGTGTAGAAAAGGAGTAATTTTTAAAAATGGAGACAAAACCTGGTACTTACCACGTGACTACTACATGTGGCTCAATTTCCTTCCAATATACGATAAGGAAAAGAAAAACTTTGACTTCGCAAGTGTGCGTGATGCACAATATCACATGGCATTATATGAGTGCCTCGCAGAGTTAAATTATAAGCATGCATCAATCTTAAAGAAACGTCAGATTGCTTCTTCATATTTTCATATGGGGAAGTTTATAAATCAAATTTGGTTTGAGCCAGGGGTTATTCTTAAACTTGGTGCATCACTTAAAGATTATATTGGTCTTGAAGGTTCTTGGAAATTCTTAGATGAATATCGTGCTTTCTTAAACTCTAAGACTGCATGGTATCGTCCTATGAATCCAGGTAAAGTACTTACATGGCAGCAGAAAATTGAAGTAACTGAAAATGGTCGTAAACAAGAAAAAGGACTTAAAGGAATGCTTCAAGGTATGTCATTTGAGCAATCTGAGACTAAAGGTGTAGGGGGTCCTTGTTCTTACTTCTTTTATGAAGAAGCTGGTATTGCTCCTACAATGGATAAAACATTTGAGTATCTACGTCCTGCTATGCAATCAGGTGAAATCACTACAGGGTTGTTTATTTGTGCAGGATCTGTGGGTGATTTATCACAATGTAAACCATTGGAAGACTTTACTATGCGCCCTGATGGTAATGGAATGTATGCTGTAGAATCAAATCTTATAGATGAAACAGGAACTATTACACGTACAGCACTTTTTATTCCTGAGCAGTGGTCTATGCCTCCATATATAGATGAGTATGGTAATTCATTAGTAGAAGAGGCATTAGCAGCTATAGAGGCTATACGTGCAGAATGGAAAAAGAATCTTTCTCCTGAGATTTATAGACTACGTATATCTCAGCACCCTATAAATATTAAAGAAGCATTTGCATTTAGAGATGAATCTGTATTTCCATTACTTCTTGTTGGAGCTCAAAAGAAACGTATTGAAGATAAAGAATTTCCATATGAGTACATTGAGTTAGAAAGAATGTTGAATGGTGACATTAATGCTAAACAATCTCGTAGATTACCCATCATGCAATTTCCAGTAGACAAGAAAATGGAGGATAAGCGTGGGGTATTAATTGTATATGAAAGACCTGTAGAAAACTCTAAATGGGGAACTTACTACGCATCTGTCGATCCTGTAGGGGAAGGAAAAACAACAACTTCTGATTCTCTTTGCTCTATTCACATATATAAAAATCCTGTAGAAGTAACTCGTATCACAGATAAAGGAGTAGAAAATACTGCTGAAGGAGATAAGATTGTTGCCTCTTGGTGTGGTAGATATGATGATTTAAGAAAAACCCACGAACAATTAGAACTTATTATTGAATGGTACAATGCATGGACTATTGTAGAGAATAACGTGTCATTGTTTATTCAGTATATGATTGAAAAGAACAAGCAAAAGTATCTTGTACCTAAAAATCAAATTGTATTCTTAAAAGATTTAGGAGCAAATAAAACTGTATATTCTGAATATGGATGGAAAAACACAGGTACAATATTTAAAACTCACTTGTTAAGTTATTTAATTAGTTGGTTAACAGAAGAGATAGATCAAGAAATTGATTCAGATGGTGTAATTAAATCTACAACATATGGAATATCACGACTAACAGATTATATGTCATTAGTTGAAATGGAAAAGTATGCTCCAGGAACTAACGTGGATAGACTTGTTTCATTAGCAGCTTTAATTGCTTTTGCTAAAGTACAACAATCTAATAGAGGATTCAGCAAGAGAGTAGATGATATACGCACTAAAAACTTGCAAAAGTCAGATAATTTGTATAAATTAAATAGTGGACCTTTTCGACATGTTGGTAATCAAAGAAAAGGTTCTAGTAATAATAGATTACCTAGGATACCATATAGAAAACTTAGATAATGGAAATTTTAAACGCGCTTCAACTTAAGAAAGGTAAAAGGGCTGAGTATAATCGTTTAGGTAATATTACTCAACCATTACAATTTTTACCAGTAAAAGATAAGGATGATGATTGGGCAGCATGGAATATGGATTGGTTAGAGTGGCAAGGACTTAAACAAATTCGTAGAAATGCTCGCAGACTTATGAAGAACTATAAGTTAGCTAGAGGTATTATTGATAGAACAGATTATCTTGTAGAAGAAGATAATGAGTACAGAGATATTGTAGATACTTTAGCTAGTGATTTCCCTTCTGCTTTAGAGCTTAAGTTTTATCCTATTATTCCTAATGTAATTAAAGTTCTTACAGCAGAGTTTGCTAAAAGAAATACTCGTGTAAACTTTAGAGCAGTAGATGAATATACTTATAATGAAATTTTAGAAGCTAAAAAAGCAGATATTGAAAACACATTAGTTCAGCAAGCAGAACAAAAACTTGCTGCTAAACTAATAGAGATGGGAGCAGATCCTAATGATCCAGAGATCAAAAAAGCAATGTCTAAAGAATCTATTAAATCATTGCCTGAAATAGAAAAGTTCTATTCTAAGAACTACTTGTCTATGGCTGAGCAATGGGCTTCTAAACAACATTTAATCGACGAAGAAAGATTTAAGTTAGATGAATTAGAAGAAAGAGCCTTTGAAGATGTTCTTATTACTGATAGAGAGTTTTGGCATTTCCAAATGTTAGAAGATGATTATAACTTAGAACTTTGGAATCCAGTTCTTACATTTTACCATAAGTCACCTGATGTTAGATATATTTCTCAAGGTAACTGGGTAGGTAAAATTGAAATGATGACTGCTTCAGATATTATTGATAAGTATGGATGGGTTATGTCTCAGGAACAACTTGAATCAATTGAAGCAGTTTACCCTGTACGATCTGCAGGTTACCCTATTCAAGGATATCAAAATGATGGTAGTTACTACGATGCTACACGTTCACATGAGTGGAACGTTAATAGACCTTCACTAGAATATCGTCAGTTTACATCTATGTATGATAACTTCGTCTATAATGGAGGAGATATCATTAACTGGATCATGGGTCAGTCTGAAGACTACTACGATATGGGTACTGCACACATGCTTCGTGTTACTACAGCATACTGGAAATCTCAACGTAAAGTAGGACACCTTACTAAAATTGGTGAAGATGGATCTGTAACTACAAAAGTTATCGACGAACACTATCAAATTGTAGATAAACCTATTTATGATACTACTTTCTTCAAGAATAAAACTAAAGACAACTTATTATTTGGAGAACACATTGATTGGATATGGATTAACCAAGTATGGGGAGGAGTAAAAATTGGACCTAATATGCCATCATGGTGGGGTATGCAAAATCCTGGAGGTATTAACCCTATCTATTTAGGTATTATGCAGAACAGGATAAAACCTATGAAGTTCCAATTTAAAGGTGATTCTACTCTTTATGGATGTAAGCTACCTGTAGAAGGAAGAGTATATTCAGATAGAAATACTAAATCAATATCTCTTGTAGATTTGATGAAGCCTTTCCAGATTGCTTACAACTTAGTTAACAATCAAATATCAGACATCCTAGTAGATGAGATAGGATCAGTTATTATGTTAGACCATAATACACTTCCTCAGCACTCATTAGGTGAAGATTGGGGTAAAGGTAACCTAGCTAAGGCTTATGTTGCTATGAAGGATTTTGGTATGTTACCATTAGATACTTCTATTACTAATACAGAGAATGCTCTAAACTTTAATCACTTCCAAGTATTAAATCTAGAACAAACTCAACGTATGCTTTCTCGTATACAATTAGCTAATTTCTTTAAGCAACAAGCATTTGAAGTTATTGGTATTACTCCTCAACGTCTAGGTCAACAACTAGGACAGACTAATACTGCAACAGGTATTGAACAGGCTATTGCAGGTTCTTATGCTCAAACTGAAAACTATTTTAGTCAGCATAGTGATCATCTTATGCCTCGTGTCCATCAAATGCGTACAGATTTAGCTCAGTACTATGCATCTACTAAACCTTCCATTAGAATGCAAGTTAGCACATCTAATGATGAACGGGTTAATTTTGAGATAAATGGTACAGATCTTATGTTACGTGACTTAAACGTATTCTGTTCTACTAAGGCTAATCATAGAACAATCATTGAGCAAATGAAACAACTAGCTGTATCTAATAATACATCTGGAGCATCTATCTATGACTTAGGACATATTCTTCAAACTGACTCTATGGGTCATCTGAATAATATCTTAAAGGATATTGAAGCTAAGCAGAAACAACAAAAACAAGAAGATTATGCTCAGCAAGAAAAAATCAAACAAATGGAATTGCAGGCTGTATCTCAAGAAAAAGCTGCTGAAAGAGAGTTTGAACAATTAGAAGCTGAAAAGAATAGACGTAAAGATTTGCTTATTGCAGAAATTAAATCTTCAGGTTATGGAGCAATGCAAGACATTAACCAAAACATGCAATCTGACTATGCTGATCAATTAGAAACAATTCGTAAATCTACTGAGTATCAGGAAACTATGAATTTGAGTAGAGAAAAAGAGATTAATAAAAATAATCAGTTTACTCAAAAAATGCAGGTAGAAAAGGAAAAAATGGATCATCAAACAAGAATGAAAGAGATGGAAATGGACATTGCTAGAGAAAACAAAAACAGATTTGATGTAGCTCCTAAAAAACCCACAGAAAAGAAGAATAAAAAATCATAGCGATATAATGAGAAAATTTTAAATATATATAGTAATTATATTAAATATTATAAAGTTAACTGATTAAATTTGCTTATATTAATAATAAGTCAATTACTAAAACCAACAAGATGGCTGATAACAACACAAATGTCCAAGAAATCGAATTTGATAACTTGGAAGATTTATTAGGAGTAGGAAGTGAAAGTATTATGGTTCCTAATTCGTCTACAGAAGATGAAGATAAAAAACCTAATGTATTTTCAACAACTACAACTGATACTACGTTCCTTGACAAACCAATTGTAAATGATCCTCCTGTATCAACAGAGACTTCATCTACAACAACTCCTGCAGTTGAAAATCCAACACTAGAGGATCTAAATGAACTTTTAGAGACTAGTATTGAGGAAGCAACTAAAAATCCTGGTGGTAGACCATCACTTACAAAAGATGTAATGATTGAGACTGCCAACAAGTTGATTGAAAAAGGATTGTTGTTTCCATTTGACGATGGAAAAAAAATAGAAGACTACTCTCAAGCTGACTGGGAAGAGTTACTTGAAGCTAACTTTAAGGAAAGAGAAGACAGACTATTAGAAGAAGTACCTGCTACTTTTTATGAAAGTCTTCCTAATGAATTAAAGAGAGCGTATGAGTATGTAGCTAATGGAGGTACTGATTTAAAGAACATGTTTAAGGCTTTAGCTGCAGCAGAAGAAGTTAAAGAGTTAGATCCTACATCTATTGATGGTCAGGAAAACATTGTTAGATCATACCTACAAGCAACTAACTATGGTACTGCTGAAGAAATTGAAGAAGAGATTGAATCATTAAAAGATAGAGGAGATCTAGAAACAAAAGCAGAAAGATTTAAACCACGTTTAGATCAAATGCAAGAGCAGATTATTAAAGCTAAAATTGATCAACAAGAAAAAGCTAAACAACAACAAGAAGCTCAAGCAAAACTCTACCAAGAAAATGTATACAAAGCATTAGAGCAGGGAGAACTAAACGGAATTAAGTTAGATAACAAGTTGCAAAATCTTTTATTTTCAGGACTTGTTCAACCTAATTATCCTTCTATTAGTGGACGACAAACAAATATGTTAGGACACTTATTAGAAAAATACCAATGGGTTGAACCACGTCATGATCTAATTGCTGAAGCTCTTTGGTTACTTGCTGATCCTGATGGATACAAGAATAAACTAAGAGAAGGTGCAGAGAAAAGTGCAATTGAAAAAACTGTACGTCAGTTAAAAACTGAAGAAGCTACTAAAATTGCTTCTTCTACAAGTAATGAAGAAGATGATAATCGTGCTACACGTGAACCATCTAGAACACTAAACAGACCCAAAAAGAACTTCTTTGGAAGGTAAATATATAATTAATTAACAAACAAAAACAAATCACAAATGGCAACTCCAGTATTAAACAATGGTATATTCCTTCGTGATACGCAGTACAATGCGTCTTCTCACGTGGATTCATACCACCTTGTAAACATGCTAAAAGATGCTGAACCTATGGATTTAGGTCCAGTAGACATTTGGGCTATGACTCAAAAGGTTGAAATGCCTCTTTATCAAATGTCTTCTTTTGGTGGTAAAAACGTTATCAACGTTGACAACGTTAGAGGAGAGTACAAGTGGCAAACACCTGTAGCTCAAGATCTAGCTTATGTTATCGAAGATATTGAACCTCTTAACACACGCAAAGGTATTGATGGTACTACCTTCAAAATCAAAATTAACAAGCGTGAATTTGGTCATGGTGATATCATCACTTATGACAAGTACAATGGTGTTGAACTTTATGTAGTTCCAGAAGAAGATATCCTTCCTATTGGAGATGGATTCATCTACACTGTGCAACTTGTAAACAACGACAATTACAAGTACTTGGATAATAAGTATTTGACTAATGGTACACGTTTCTTCCGTAAAGGTTCTGCTCGTGGAGAATATGGAGAGCGTTTCTCTGATATTCAAACTAAATCAGGATTCCGTGAATTCTACAACTATGTAGGAGGTGCAGAAGCTCACGTTCATTACTCTATCTCTTCTCGTGCAGATATGATGATTAAAGGAGGTATGAATGCTGATGGTACAGTTCCTGTAACTGAAATCTGGCGTAACTTTGACAAATCTATGGACCCATCAATCTCTAACATTGAGGATATGGTTGCTAAGATGGGTAAAGACTACGTTAAGCGTGCTATTGGTAATGGAGACTTGTCTCGTACATTCCTTACTTCAATGGAAGCAGCTCACTTGACTAAAATTGCTACAGATATTGAAACTTACTTGATGTGGGGTCATGGAGGTAGATTACGTCAAGATGGTCCAGATGATCTACGTTTATCTGTGGGTCTATGGAAACAGTTGGATAGTTCTTACAAACGAGTATACAACAAATCTAGTTTCTCACTTGAGTTGTTCCGTTCTGAGCTTTATAACTTCTATGCAGGTCGTGTAGAATTTCAAGGTCCAGATCCTAAACGTCAACTTATTGTACAAACAGGTATGGGAGGTATGCGTATGGTTAATGAGGCTATCAAACGTGAAGTTGCAGCTTCTAACTTGAACATCCTTGCTGCTGATATTGGTGCAATCACTAAC